TATCTAGTGAACGTCTTAATCCTGCAAAAGTGTAAGTTATATTGCCATCTTTTGACCTTATAAACTTTTCACCTATTTCATAATAATCTGCAAGCCAATCAACACTCAATATTGCAGATTTAATTTCTGCCATAGAAGACTCACCTAACGAGTTCATAAACTCACGACCACAAAGTATTGTGCCTCTTACACCTGACATACCCCAACGATAACCAAAAACTGCTGTCATTAAAGCAAAGCTTCTTGTCTTGCCTGAACCACGTCCTCCATAAGCACCACGTATTCGAGCTGTGCCTTCAAAGACAGGAATTAACCTATCAGGTAATTGTATATCAGCAACCATTTAATTAAACAGGTTTCAGATTTCTTTTTCTGTGTCCGTTCCAAGCCATAAAACCACCTAGTCTTAATGCGTAGTATGCTAGGTAATTAATTACTTTAAATCCGTTTACATCAATGCATATATCTCTAAATAGCTCATCTGCCCATTTTTGAGACTTTTTCTCTGTAGAACCCTTCTTGCCACCTAACTTAAGAACTTCAAATTTATACACATAGTCGTGGACGAGACCACCACTTAGCAAGACACCCATAGGTGACAACCAAGACCTAGCAAATTTTGGAACACTAGCACCATCAAACACAAAACCTTTTGGAATCTGATAGTACGTTGGATGTGTGTTGCCTTCATGGGTTATATGAAACTTCCATGTCTTTTCAATTTGCCACTTTCTAGTTGTTGCTATCCATAACCAAATACCACCAAACAATCCTTTGCTTTTAGTCTCCATCGGTATTGGTGACATATGTGGCATTTCTTCATACTTTATTTTTACTGCCATAGTTTCTCCTTATTATTTTCCCTTAGCTAATTGAGCGCCAAAATAAAACTCGATTATCATTGTTGCCCATCCAAAAAGCTCATCCATCTTAACTACTGAACCTGCTTGTACTGTTACGTACTCTACTACATCAGGAGTAATTTGAAATAAACCTAAAAAATTAAATCCTTCTTTAGTCGTTGGTATAACCATTTCAGTATTAAAAATAACTGGTGCTACTTGAGTAAAAATTACAAGTGCTAAAATTACAAGAATAATTATGCGCCTGTTCCAAGCCGCCATAGGGGATTCCTTGTCTGCCATAGCACGAGCTTGATTAATAGAATCGTTGCGAACCTGTAAGTTCTCAATCATCATTTTTTGTTGCTCTTGTGAGGCTTGACTTTTAAGTGCAAACAATTTAGCAACAAAGCCAAGTGCAATAGGTGCTATGTTTGTAAGAAAACTTATCATAAAAGCTTCATTATTATTTCGCCTATACCAAAATCTGAAGCTACCATGACACCAAAGCCTATTAGTAATCCTTTACCCATAGACATAAATTTTAGGTTCATGTTTTTTATTTCTCTTACATCTTTGTAGAGGTCATTAATTTGTCGTTGTTGTTTATCTAATTGCATTTGCATATGATGTGTATGTTTTTCCATTAGTACCTCTTAACAGGTGGCTTTTTGTTTCCTCTTCTTTTTGGCATAATATCTCCTATGTTATCAGTTACTTAGTGGATTGTCTAATGACTGCTGTATGCGTTTCATTAGCTTCTCTTCTGTATCATCAAGCTGTATGTCAAATTTATCAAGCTTATTGTCCATTGTAGTAATGCGTACATCTATAGACTGAAGCTTAGAATCAATCCTGTTCTCAAGATTATATTGTGCTGTGCGTAATCTAGCAAGGTCTTCTTTTAGTTCTACTTTAATCTCTTTAGCTACTTCTTCTACTCTAAGTACATCTGCTGACGTAGCTTCCATAGATGCCTGTATTGCTCCTAAGTCTAAATTTGCGATTCCTTCCACTTTTTGATACATTAAGAACCCTCCATAGAGTGAACCAACAATCGTAGACAGAAGAGCAAATGCTCCTACTAGCTGAGTGTATGTGAACCTTAAACTTCCTAGCTTTAGTCGTTTATCAACTAAGCCTTCTATTTCTGCTACTTTTTCACCTAAATCAGTTGTCAAAACCATCGCCTCCTTGCATAGATTTTAACAGTTCTATTTCTTGTCGCAACTTTTCTACCTCTAGCCTACGTCTTTGTAGCTCAAGTTGATAGAGCGTGTTACAGTTGATGCGCTCATTAGGTGCATCGAGCGGTATAACAATTCTCGCATAAACACCTATTTGTTTTGCTTCAGGATTGTTTGGGTCTTCTTTACCAATGATTGGTGTTACAGCGTTATTGACAATGCCTGTCATTCCTACATCGAAGACTGTTGACCCTCCTATGCTGTTTGAGCAATCTAAGTCACCTGCTTTAATACTATCTGTACCAAAAGATGAGCCACCACTTGGCAGTTGTAGGTTTAAGGATGTGCTACTGTTAGCTATAACTTGTGTACTAAGCATCAGCAATAGCAGACATTTTATTTGAATTTTGAACATATCCTAGTAGCTAACAAAGTTTGACTCTCATCGTTACTCCTTAATTTAGATAAAGAACAGACATATCTAGCTTCTGCTATGTTACTTTCCCTAATGTATATATCAATCTTAACTTCTTGCAAGTATTCGACAGGAAGAATCTTATATGCTGTAACAAAGGGTATTGGTTGCCAATCCCCATCGAATACTCCTATTTCATAATACTCTATATCAGGTCTAGAGTTCCACAACTTCAGTTGTGTTTTTTTTACTTCACTTATGCCACTCGCTTTCCAAGTAGGATAAGTAGGTGTTTGCTCATGACTATGTACTGCGTAATTAAACAGTAACAAACATAATGCTATTGAGCTACGCATTCAGCTAATACTACTGATTTATATGCACCACCCGGAAACGCTCTGTTACCACCATATACAGCTACTGATGTTGACTGTATCCAAACACTACCTGCTACGCTAAGTGCGTACTGTCTTGTTGCACCACCATTTGTAGTTGTTGATGCAGTCTGATAGCCGCTCATGCCATCTGCACCTGTAGCTTTTACAGACACAGCACCAGTCCACGTTACATTGTCAGACAATGATGGACTTGAGCTAAAGCTAGTAGGAAATGACACCTGAGCATAATAGGCATTGGCTAGGGTTGTATCAAAGCGAATAACAGGTACTTGACCATTACTAGCAGGGTCAGTTGTTAACGTATAAGCGTTTGGGTTTCCGTACTTACCATCGACAGTTGTCGCTACTGTGCATCTTGATTCCACAGTTCCATTAATATCTGCGGCTATAATTGGTGTTGCACTAAGTATAAAGCTAAGTGCGATTAATAGTTTTTTCATTTGTATTGCTCCTCTATCATCTCATTCATTCTCGCATCCTGCGATAAGCTCCTTAATGCTCTCCTATTATCCACTATCGTACCACCTTGTAAAGCTACAGCATCAGGGTAGTAATTGTCAGGTATCGTAGACACATAGTAGTTTGTTAAATTAGTTACATTGTTTAACTGTTGTAGTATGACTGACTGTGCTATTTCATTAGCTATAGTCAACGCATTTTCAACATCAGCTAACATAAACTCTAAAGACTCTTCCTCCTCTTCTTCCTCGTCTTCTTTTTCAGCTTGTTCATCATCTAACAATTTTCTGTCTGTTTCCGCTTGTGCAATAGCTACTGACTCATCTTGCAAAGCATCGTAATCAGGTATCTCAGGCAATGGTGGTGGCTTAGGTTTTTTATAACCCGGACAGTTTGGGTCACTCTGTGGGTCAAAGCAAGGGTCAAATCTGTATATGTATCTTACATCTGCATTTTCTATACTACCTGTGCCTTCTTCTTTTAGTCTACCTGCACCAAAAACAGCAAGTGGAGTATATGGTAAGGCGATTGTTCTTCTGATTTCTGTTCCACCCTCACGCTGTGACCAGTCCTGTAAATCTTGAAACACATAACCACCACCTACTTTATCGTTCTCAAGTGTAACAATGTAATCGTCTTCTTTGTTTTTAATAGGTGTGTATTTGTAAGTGACACCTGAGACATCCATACCACCAATACCATCTGCACCAAGATAAGTGGGAGTCATTGTCCACTCTAGTCCATTAATTGCTACATTAGGTGTGTAACCAAAACTATATGCGTGTACACTAAAAGAGTAAGATAGCAGAAGCAACAGCACCCATAATCTTGAGAGCATCATCTCTTTTCTCCTGTGCAGATTTTTCGTGTTCGCGTGTAGGCACAGGTATGTCTTCTGTATGTACTTCCCATGCCGCAGTTGCCTCACTTCCTATTTTGCCCATATAGGGGCAGGGAGTTCCTGCCATAGCCATCGCTCTGTGAATTTTGCCACTAGGGTCAGCACATAGTAAAGAAACTGCGGCAACCTTCATACCAAAATCATACAATGTCTTAGCGTTTTTTAATCTAAGGCAATTTTTTTCAGTATATGTAGCACCAAGGCTTAATGAAAATATTTGTGTACCCATTGCACCACTAGAAGATATTGTACAAAGGTCTGAGTTGTTGCCACCTACGTTTGGAGATATGGCGCTTGGTGGAGGAGAATTTACTGTCGTTTCGTTTTCTGACTTTGTAGTCACCGTAGACGTTGTATTCTGCGTTATTGAGCTTTCGTCTACTGCCATAGCTGAGAACGACACTATCCAAAAAGCTACAACTATAAACCCAGCTATTACATTGTTACGCAGTCTGTCAGACATTATGGTTTAGGATATTTATCCTTAGTTGTCTTAATTGTAGCCTTCCAAGCATCAATACCATTGTGGTATATGTCATCTA